AGCAGATTGAATTAATCAAATTATCTATTGATAAGGGTGGGAGAAAGAGAAGATGAATGATGAGATAGAATGGAATCAAGATAACATGCTCGAAGTTACAATCAAACAACCTGATGATTTTTTAAAAGTAAGAGAAACTTTAACAAGAATAGGTGTTGCAAGTCGTAAAGACAAAACACTATATCAGTCATGTCATATACTACACAAACAAGGAAAGTATTATATTGTACACTTCAAAGAATTATTTGCATTAGATGGCAAGACAGCAACACTATCAGAAAATGATATACAAAGAAGAAACACAATATCTATATTGTTGCAAGACTGGAATTTAATTGATATAGTACATAAACAAGAATCAGAAAATAAAGCACCACTAAGTCAGATAAAGGTTTTACCTTTTAAAGAAAAGAATGAGTGGACATTATCAGCAAAATACAACATAGGCAAAAAAGTAGAAGATGAAAGTACCTAGTTTTAATGAATTTTTGACAGAACAAACTGATAGTAAACTAAAAATTCTAGTGTTATCAGATGAACCTGAAAACGCTGAATTATATCATACTGCTAAGAGAATTAAAGATGAAGGACCTAAGTTAGGTCATGATGTCTATGTTGTTTTTATTGATGGTGCATACATTAAAAATGAAAACAACAGAAAAACTATTCACAACATAGATGATAAAAAGGGTTTTGAAATAGATAAACATAATACTATTGCAATAGTTAGAGGTTCTATATCAAGAAAAGATTCCTGGTTAGATTTATTATCACAATTAGAAAAGGCAAATGTTGCTTGTATCAATAATAGAGATTGTGTTTTAGTATGTGCTGATAAGTATAGGGGATATTTAAGACTTGCAGAATATGGTTTAGTGCAACCACACACAGTTTTAATTCCTAATAAAGACGCTGTTCAAAAGGCAGTTAAAAATTTAGATAGAGATTATCCTATAATAATGAAAACACTTAGAGGCAGTAAAGGTGTCGGAGTTTTATTTGTAGAATCAGAAAGAAGTTTAGACAGTATTGTGCAATTAGTATATAAAGAATCAGAAGACGCTGAATTGTTAATCCAAGAATATATAAAAACTGAATTTGATGTAAGAGTATTAGTTTTAGGTGGTAAAGTTTTTGCTTCAATGAGGCGTGATGTTATAAAAGGAGATTTTAGGTCAAACTTTTCACAAGGCGGAAAAGTTAAAATGTTTAAATTGACAGAACAAGAAATAGAAGACTGTATATTAGCCTCAAAGGCAGTTAATGGTCATTACACAGCAGTTGATTTCATACCTGCTAAAAATAGAATTAAAGATAGACCTTATATTATAGAAGTAAACTCATCACCTGGTACAGAAGGTATTGAAAGTGCAACAGGCGAAAATTTAATCAAAGGATTAATACAACATTTTGAAGATAAAGATAATAGAATTAAAACACCATCTGAAATCGGAAGAATAGAGGTAGTTACGATAGAGGGTGTAGGAGATGTTTCTGCTAATTTTGATACAGGTAATAGTGCAAGAGTTATGATTCATGCTCATACAGTTGAAGTTAAAAACGGCACGGTATTTTGGTCTACAAAAGGTGATGATACTGAATTTAGTATGCCAAAAGGTTCATTTAAAAACAAATTAATTAAAATGAGAAAATATAAAAGAGGGGCAGTTAATGCTCAAGAATTTGAAAGACCAATGGTTTATATGGATATAACATTTTTAGGTACTACATATAAAGATGTGGAATGTATCATTGATGATAGAACAGATAAAACAACAAAAGTTTTAATTAATCAAGATTTAATGAATAGACTAAATGTAATGGTAAATCCTAGTAGAAAATATATTGTTACTACTCCATACACCATTGACAAATAAGTCTTTTTATAGTACAATACATTATTAACAAGTGAGGTAAATTATGGCAGATGTGAAGCTATTTCGTTTGACAACAGGCGAAGATGTAATCGGTAAAATTAAAGAGGAACTATTTGATGAAAATGGTATTCCAACACATGTGGTTTTAGAAAAACCTTTTGTGATTATTCCACAACAAGAGGCACCAGGCAAACCTGTAACACTAGGATTTCATGCATACATTCCGTATGGTAAATGTGAAGAAGTTACATTTAAACAAGACAATGTGGTTACAAGTGTTGAACCAACAGATGAATTAACTAAAACATATACACAAAATACAGGTGGTATAGTACAAGTTGAAAAACAGTTGATTACTTAATGAACTTTTATAAAAACTGTGTAGAATATAAAGGTAAGTTATTTGTTAGAGGTATACATGAAGGCCAAGAGTTTCAAGAAAAAATTGACTTTCAACCTACATTCTTTACATTAACAAATAAAGAATCTAAACATACAAACTTGCAAGGTCAGTATCTACACCCAACACAATTTGATAGTATTGCAAAGGCAAGAGAATTTAGAAAGAGTTATGATAACTCTAATTCTCCTATCTATGGTATGGAAAGATTTGCATATCAATATATTGCAAACGAATATAAAGATGATATAGATTGGCAAAAAGATAAAATTAAAATCTTTACTATTGATATTGAAACAAGTTGTGAAGAAGGATTTCCTGATGTAGATAATCCTGTTGAAGAATTATTATGTCTAACAGTAAAGAATCAGACTAACAAACAAATTATAACATGGGGTACAGGTGATTTTAAAACTGATAGAGAAGATGTTACCTATGTAAGATGTAATTCAGAAAAAGAATTGATAAAAGAATTTATGTCTTTCTGGATGAAAAACTATCCTGATATTATTACAGGTTGGAACTGTAAGTTTTTTGATATACCTTATTTACTAGGCAGAATATCTAGACTAACAGACAATAAAGTTATTCGTAAACTATCGCCATGGGGATTAGTTGAACAAAAAGAAATTATTGTAAGAGGTAGACCTAAAACAATATTCAGTATTATGGGTATTGCAATGTTAGATTATATTGACTTGTATCAAAAGTTTATTCCTGTAAGTCAAGAAAGTTATAAACTAGATTACATAGGTAAAGTTGAATTAGGTATTGGTAAAGATGAAATGCCATATGAAACTTTTAGAGAGTGGTATACAAAAGACTTTCAATCATTTGTAGATTATAACATACAAGATGTAGAAATCGTTGATAGACTAGAAGATAAATTAAAACTTATTGAATTAATATTAACAATGGCCTATGAGGCAAAAGTAAACTATGATGATGTATTCTCACAAGTAAGAGTGTGGGATGTTTTAATCTATAACTATTTAAGAAAAGAACATATTGTAGTACCTGAAAAATCTGAACAAGTAAAAGATACAAAGTATGATGGTGCATATGTAAAAGAACCATTGACAGGTATGCATGACTGGATTGTATCATTTGATATCAATTCACTTTATCCTCATTTGATTATGCAGTATAATATATCGCCAGAAAAAATAGTAGGTATGAATCCAGAAGGTACATCTGTAAATAAATTATTATCTAGAAAATTAAATCTTGAACATTTAAAAGATAAAGATGTATGTATGGCACCGAATGGTGCAACATTTAAAAGAGACAATGCAGGTTTTTTACCTAGACTATTAGATAAGATGTATCAAGATAGAGTTGTCTATAAAGATAAGATGATGAAGGCAAAAAAACTTTATCAAGAAACTAAAGATGACAAATATAAAAATGAGATTGCAAGATGTCATAACATTCAATGGGCAAAAAAGATTGCATTGAATAGTGCCTATGGTGCTATCGGTAATCAATACTTCAGATACTATGATGTAAGACAGGCAACAGCTATAACATCATCTGGTCAATTAGTTATCAGACATATTGAAACTGAAGTAAACAATTATATGAATAAGATTTTACAAACTGAAAATGTAGATTACATTGTGGCATCCGATACAGATTCTATCTATCTTAAATTAGATAGTCTAGTAGAAAAAACATGTCAAGATAAAACAATAGACCAAAAAGTAAACTTTATTGATAAAGTTGCACAACAAAAGATAGAACCATTTATTGAAAAATGTTTTAATGACTTGTCAGATTATACTAATGCATTTGAACAAAGAATGGTTATGAAACGAGAAGTTATTGCTGATAAGGCAATATGGACTGCTAAGAAAAGATATATGTTGCATGTATTAGATGATGAAGGTATCAGACTTACAAAACCTAAAATGAAAATTATGGGCATTGAGGCTGTAAAATCTTCAACACCAGAAGTTTGTCGTGGTAAAATTAAAGAAGCAATTGATATGATGATGACTAAAGACAATGATACACTAATTAAATTTGTTGCAGACTTTAGAGAAGAATTTAATCAGATGACACCAGAACAAATATCTTTTCCTAGAAGTTGTAATAACTTGAAAAAGTATAGAAGTTCAAAAGATATATTTGTAAAAGGCACACCGATACATGTAAAAGGTGCATTGATTTATAATCAGAAAATAAAAGAACACAAGATAGACCATATCTATCCAGCAATACAAGAAGGTGATAAGATTAAATTTATAAAACTAAAATCAAGAAACCCTTTTAAGAATGATGTTATAAGTTATATAACAAAATTACCAAGAGAGTTTGAATTAAACGAATATATTGATAGAGACATTATGTTTGAAAAAACATTTATAACTCCTCTATCATTTATATTAGAGAGTATAGGTTGGGATGTTGAAAAGAAAGCAAGTTTGGAGGCATTTTTCGGATGAGTGATTGGCTAAAAGAATATGCAAATGAAAATGGTTTACCTATAATGAATCAAGGTGAGTTTGAACATCACACAGATAGAATAGGTAAAGAACAATTTAGATTAGACTTAGCAGAATATATTGCTAACAATAGACCTGTATTTCCTTTAAAAGAAATAACAGAAAAAGATGTTAGAAAACTATTTAATGAGTTAAAGAATGATGACATATGGAAGATAATAACACCCATAGAGAATGTAGATAAGACAGTATTTGAAAAATATGAAGACTACAAATACCCATTTAAAGAACATGGTCTAGGATTAATTAATGGTCCTAGTACATATAATTCTATTAGTAATTTCTTTCATCAAGATTTAAGATTGAATTGTGGTAGTTATGGATTTGAAGCACCTATACAAGTATGGACTGAAGGCACAGCGAAAGATATCTGGAAATGTTTAGGTCCTATTTGGCGTGGTATTAATAGTATGAAAAAAGTTAATATTGATGGCGAAGAAAAACTTAGAGGTGGTTCTTTAGTAGAGGCAAGTTATATGAGTGCATTTAGATTAGGTACTTATATTGCAACACAATTTAAACCTAATGTTGCAAAGGCAATATATCAAATGACAGACGCTAAAAAAGTTTTAGATACAAGTTGTGGTTGGGGCGATAGACTTGCAGGTTTTTATACTTCGGATGCCGAAGAATATATTGGGTGTGACCCTAATCCAAATACTTTTAATCAGTATTATAAACAGATAGAAACTTATGAAAAACTTTTAGGCAATAAAGATGTTAAGATACATGCAGGTAGAATGACTGAAGATAGTCCTTCATTTATAGGTGTAGAGGGTAAAAAGAAAGTTAGAATTTATAGATGTGGTGCAGAAGATTTGCCATGGGATGAAATCAATAATGTTGATTGTGCATTTACAAGTCCACCTTATTTTAGTACAGAAGAATACAATAAAGGTGGTGAACATGAAGAAGACCAATCATGGTCTAAATTTAATGAGTATGAAAAGTGGCGTGATGATTTCTATTTACCAGTTGCACTAAATAGTCATAAGAGTTTATCAGATAATGGATTCCTATTTGTAAATATAATGGACCCAAAAATTAAAAACAAAAGATATCATAGTTGTGATGAGTTAGTTGATTCTTTATCAGACTATTTTATCGGTCAGATTGGTATGAGAATTATGCAAAGACCACAAGGTAACGCTAAGTTTAAAACAAAAGAAGAATTGAATGAGTTTATGAATATGTTATTTATAGAAAATGTGTGGTGCTTTCATTCAGTACATTCTGATTTAGATTTATTCAGACATTCAAGAACAACCACACTTGACAATTTCTTTGAATAGTGTATAATGTAAACATTGAGGTAATATGATGAGTAATTTTTTAAAAGATATAATTAAAGAGACAGGCAATGAATATGCCACATTGGCGTCAGACGGCGTAACAGGTGGTGATGTTGATAGTTTTATTGACACAGGTTCATATGCTTTCAACGCCTTATTATCAGGCAGTATCTATGGTGGTTTACCAGGTAATCGAATAACAGCAATTGCAGGTGAGGCCGCAACAGGTAAAACTTTCTTTGCATTAGGTGTATGTAAAAGTTTTCTAGATAAAGATAAGGATGCTGGTGTGATTTATTTTGAATCAGAAAATGCAGTATCTAAAGATATGCTAGAACAAAGAGGTATAGATGTAAATAGAGTTGTAGTTGTGCCAGTTGCAACAGTACAAGAGTTTAGAACACAATCAATAAAAATTATTGATAAGTATTTAGAACAAGAATCTGATAAAAGAAAACCTATCATGTTTGTATTAGATTCTCTAGGTATGTTATCTACAACAAAAGAAATGGAAGATACTGCTGAAGGTAAAGAAACAAGAGAC